CAGTTGTAACATCGATTGCAGAAGTCAAGGCAAAGATGAAAGAGACCACAGAACAGTATGTCCCAGTAGCAAAGGCAGATGATCCATGGACACAATGGGAAGCGGCACCAGTAGCGACTATGGAACAAGCGGTCGAGATGGTGCAGCAGGTTCTTGGTGGCACTGCGGTGGAAGAGACTTGTGCGCATGGAGCGAGAATCTGGAAGACTGGTACAAGCAAAGCTGGTAAGCCATGGGGCATGTGGAAGTGCAACCCACCTCACGGTACATCGAACTATTGCGACCCAATCTGGTACTCGATTGCAGCTGACGGATCATGGAAGCCAAGGGCTGAATAATGGGACACGTTACATTCTTAAACCAAGATGGTGAATGGGAACAATTCCCTAACGAAGAACAGCAAGCGAATCTTCGAGCTAATGCAGAACTGCTGGAAGAACTTGGCTACAAGCTCATCTGCCAGTTATGTAACAAGTTTCCAAGCCGCACACAGATTAGACAGCGTTATTTGCGTAATGAGTGGATCTGTGAAGATTGTGGCACTGTTAATTCTGCTGGTAGGGCATAACCTAATCTATGTCCCAGAGCAGGAAACACCGAGGCTATCGCACCGAGCGAGTAATTGAATCCTATTTAACTCAATGGTGGGAGAACGCTAGCGTTGGTAGAGGGGCTGGAAAAGATATTCACAACGTGCCTTTCGATTGTGAAATCAAAGCCCGGACAGAGTTCCAGCCTCTTGCATGGTTGAAGCAGGTTACTAAGAGAGCAGGTGGCAAAGAGCTGCCTTTCGTGGTGTGCCGTATGAATGGACAGGGTGAAGATGCTGCCGAGTATCTTGCCTTCATGCGGTTTGGTGACTTGGTTCAACTATTGCTTATGTCAGGTTACGGCGATATACAGACAGACTCGGTACAATTAGAGCCTGAGAGATGCACACAATGTGGATCGTGGAAGTTGGTTAATGTGCCATGTCGGACGTGTAAGTAATGCCTATATATGAGTTCGAGTGTGACAATGAAAAATGCGAGGCTAATGCCCGTATAGAGAAGGATCTATCCATATCAAAGGTTCAAGACGGGATTGAATGTCCCTTCTGTAGTGAACTCATGAGAAAGGTGTATTCGAGTGTATCGGTTCATTTTAAAGGTTCAGGGTTCTATTCAACGGATAAATAGTTATGCACAGTTGTGGATAAGTAGGGTACGACACGCACTTAATGCGAGAGTTATCCACATGTTTGACAGGCATGGTACTCTACGGGCTAGAGCCCATCAGGGGCTCAGAGCGAGTCGTTTACGACTAACTCGCTCGGTAGCACTCGCTATTGGGATATCTCTATGCTTACCTATGAGTCACGCTAGTAGTGGCTCAATAGAAGCAATAGAACCTAAGCATTACATCCGATTAGTCTTAGATAAAAGAGAAGCTGTTTGCCTTATTAGACTTTACGGTAAAGAGTCTGCATTTAACCCTTATGCAATAGGTAACTTATCTGGTAAATACCATACTTATGGAATACCTCAGTTAAAAAACGCACTCATAGCTGATAAGAGTCCAATAGAACAGATACACTATGGGCTTAAATATATAGATCACAGATATGATGGTGATACATGCAAAGCATGGAGCCATTGGTTAAGGAAGGGTTGGCATTGAGTAGCAAGCGCAACGACCCACGTCTTAGTCGTAAGTATAAAGAGGTAAGACTTAAGAAGCTAGCAGAAGATGGTTGGGTCTGCTTCTATTGTGGATACGAAGGGAAGGACATGACCATAGACCACGTGATTCCCGTGAGTGTCGCTCCTGAACTCGCCATAGATATTTCGAACATGGTTTCGTGCTGCAAAACGTGTAACTCACGAAAGGGCTCACGCTCACAGGGCGTTTTTTTAGAGCGCATGCGTACCCCCCCTGTTTTTCCAGACTTCCTCTCTCCGACACAGTCCAAACTCCACGAGGACAGTCCTTTTACAGCCAGACCAATCCAGAATTAACCCGATGCCACCCAAACGATCCAAACCGCTACGAGGGGCAACTAAACCAAGGCTTTCTTCAATACCTTTGAAGGGTGCAAATAAACTTCAAGACGTCAAAGACCTTTGCGAAATCATCAATATGCCACTTCTGCCATGGCAGGAGCATGTATTAAAGGACATGCTTGGCGTGGACAAGTCTGGCAACTGGATTCGCAAGACGAACCTGCTTCTCATTGCTCGTCAGAATGGCAAAACGCATCTAGCTCGTATGCTTATACTGGCTCACCTGCTTAAGTGGGATAGCAAGAACATTCTAATTATGTCCTCGAACCGTTCCATGGCTCTGGACACCTTCCGCCAAGTCGCTCAAGTATTGGAGAGTAATGACCACCTCAAAGGATTCGTCAAACAAATTCGCTACGCCAACGGAACTGAGTCTATTGAGATGCTGGACGGAAGAAGGCTTGACGTTGTTGCGGCAACTAGAGATGGCTCTCGCGGAAGAACTGCGGACTTCTTATTCATCGATGAGCTCCGAGAAATCACAGAAGAAGGTTACAGAGCAGCAATCCCTACAACTAGAGCGCGTCCAAATTCTCAGACGCTTCTTACCTCTAATGCAGGGGACGCTTTCTCGGTAGTCCTTAACGGTATGAGAGAACGAGCTTTAGAGAATCCTCCTAAGAGCTTTGGGTTCTACGAGTACAGCGCACCTCAATACTGCAAGATTACGGATCGCGTTAATGGCTGGGCACAAGCCAATCCAGCCTTAGGATTTACCATCACGGAGGAAGCCCTTGAAGAAGCTGTTGCTACGAGCCCTATTGAAAATACTCGAACTGAGTTGCTATGTCAATGGATTGATTCTCTCAGCTCTCCTTGGCCGCATGGAGTCCTTGAGGACACCTCCGATGCCTCGCTCACGATTCCAGTCGGCGGTTATACAGTTTTTGCTTTCGATGTGTCTCCTTCTCGCCGCAATGCGAGCCTCGTTGCTGGTCAGATATTGCCTGACGGCAGAATTGGTGTGGGGATTCTCCAAACGTGGGAAAGCCAAGTCTCTGTAGATGATCTAAAGATTGCAGCAGAGATAAAGGGCTGGGCAGACCAGTACAGACCTCGCCAGATTTGCTTTGACAAGTACACAGCCCAATCTATTGCTGATCGACTCTCCAATGCTGGACAAATGTGCATGGATATCTCTGGAGCAGCGTTCTATCAGGCTTGTGGTGATTTATTAGATGCCTTGGTTAATCATCGCCTTGTTCATGCAGGGCAAGAGAACTGGGTGCAACAGATGAACAACTGCGCAGCTAAGACCAATGACTCATCATGGCGCATTGTTAAACGAAAGAGTGCTGGAGATGTATCGGGTGCAATTTCTACTGCCATGGTTGTCCATCAATTAACTAAACCACAACAGGTAGCGGCAATCTACTCGGAATGACCTACATGTAGTGTATAATTGCCCTCTATGGGTCTCTTTTCGCGTAAGCCACAAATCGTTGAAGCGCAATACGCACCGCAGGTTATGGGCGAGAACATGCCTAGCCTGTACAACGCAATCTTTGCAAGAGTTTCACGCCACGATGCTATGTCAGTCCCTAGCGTTGCTAGAGCGCGCAATCTAATTTGCGGAACTGTAGCTTCTATTCCTTTAGAGTATTACAAGACTTCAACAGGTGAAGTTATTGCTCCACCTCGATGGATCAAGCAACTTTCTAAAAACCAACCATCATTCGTCACTTTAACTTGGTGCGTGGACTCTCTCCTATTTTACGGAGTTGCTTATCTGCTCATTACTGAGCGATATGCAGAAGATGGTCGCCCAGCCCAGTTTGAATGGGTTGCTAATTCTCGCATTACATTCACGACAGACCTTGAAGGCATTATGGTCACTCAGTATTACATGGATTTGAAGCCAATTGACATGAATGACATTGTCACTATTCAAGGATTTGATGAAGGCGTGTTAGATCGTGGAAGTCGAACAATCCAAGCGGCAATCGATGTTGAACGCGCAGCAGCAGTTAATTCTGCACAACCACAACCTGCTGGCTATT